GGAAAATGGGTATGGGATACTTGGTTTGAGCATGATTTCCCCGAATTTCCTGAAGATGAAAATCTTCGAAAAGAATTTGTAGATGATGTTAACATTAAAGGATACGTAGAACGAAAATGGGCAAAGTATGTTGAACCAAAAAGAGAGGCGATACGCCAAGGTGGTTACACATATGCCGACCATAATGTTGCCACTCATGGCCCGGTAGGCAGAAAAGGGTCATTTAAAGCAGTCGCTGGCTATATTATGGAACTCGTTCCAGATACGAGGACTACTTTTAGAATTATAAAAACGTTAGGTAAGGGAACTTTGGACCCATCTAAGACATATATAGTGAAATGTGATGGTACGGGCTATTGTTGGCAAGGCTAGAATAACAAGCCGCATCGTTAATAATTGAAGATCCGAGCAAGACAGAACCAGTTGAGAATCGTGAGGTTCTTATTAAAAGTGGGTCGTGCCACGAGCTAGAAATAGATTAGAACGGGATGTCGTTGTTACCAATAGGAAGAGGTTGTCCACAGCACCTGTGGGCAACCTCTTCCTATTGGTGTTTTTATACCACTCAAAGATAGATTATGACGATACACCGATTTGCAATTGACACGGGACAAGTGAATTCTGGCCAGACCGATGCGGCTTTAACCAGTTTTAGGTCGGATATAGACCAGAGACATACTCCCCTTGCTTTGCATGACCCAGATTCGGCAGATATTAAGCTTGCCCGTTCACAGGCGAGTGAGATGATTAATATTTCTGGTGCTGAGGTTGTTGTTTATTTGCGGACGGAGAATGCTGATTTCGATTCAGTGTTTGATGAAGACCCGGATCCGACGTACTGGAGTCCCATTAGTCTGAAGGGCTTTTTTAAGCCTCAGCCTTTGGAGGCTGAATTGAAGGAGTGGGGAGCGGAAATTGTCAACAAGACGGAGATAGTTTTCGACCATGCTCAGATTTATCAACTTGTGGGTGAGAGGATGTTTCGGCCTGGTGATGTAGTCCGGCTTCCTTATAATGCTGCTACGACGGCTTTGAATCCGAAGAATTATCGGGTTTTGAATGCTACGCCTAGTGGGAATTTTCGATATACGTGGTTGTATCTCACTTGCCAACTTGAAACTCTCACTGCTGATATTACTGTTCGACCTGAGGAAGATATCCCAAATGAGGAGCCAATAAGAACCGGTGGCCAATACAGAGAAAGTATCTAATCAGACGAAATCGCTTGCTGATAAGTTCGAAATTTCCCACCATACATTCTTGAACCAATTGACTAGTGGGTTGCAGGAACGTGTGGCAATGGCTGTACCTGATTTGGAAATCTTACCCATGGGTAAGCAAGACAGTAGAGGGGATATTTCTTTGACCATAATGGGTCAAGTCATCTTGAAAGACGAGGCTGAATTGGAAGATGTTGAGAACAAGGTTCGTCAATTGATGGATTCATTTAAAAATCCGGCTAATTTGTTATCGTTGTTAGGTGGTTAATGTCGCACTATAATTGGAATTCAGACTATTCTGTCCCACAACAGGCATTCGGGGTGGCTCCGAATCAGATTCCTGACGGGCTGAGGGAAACCCCAGCAGTTAGGCAATTAAGTCATGCTGAAGGAGGACGCAATCCTTTTGATGGTAGTGATTTCTTAGCCTATCCGACCCATCTTGAAGAATTCTTGCAACCGGGATTTCGCTCTTTAGACGATGCGATGAAGCAGTACTGGACTGGCATCCGAGTGCCGACTAAGGATTCTTATCGTTTCATGCGGGTGAAGATTGCTGGTGGTGATAAGAGTCTGCTGATTTGGAATGATGCGTTAAAGGAGGGTCGGGTTCGTCTTCCGTTGGCTGCTATTAGTCGGGAGGGGGCGTCGTTTAATCCTGAAAAGTTTAGTCCTCCTTATCATGCTATGACGGCTCGACATTTATCCAGACGTGGTGATCAGGCGGCTAAGATTTTTCGTCCGACGCCTTGGCTCGTTGATTATAAATTGATTATTTGGGCTGAGCGTAAGCGTGATGCGGAATATATATTATTCCAGACGTTGACCCGTTTTAACCCGTTGGCTGAGTTCCGAATGTTTGATGGGAAGATTGAGGGAAATGTGCAGCTTAAACTCGGTGGATCAACCGATGCGAGTGATAAGGAAACAGGATTTGACCAGCACGCAAAAGTACGGTATGAGATAACGTTTACGGCAGAGGCATGGCTACCATTGCCTGAGAAGATCGTCAAGACTGTTCTTGGTAGAGTTGTCAACCTCCAAGAAAAGCTCGGTCAAATCCTTGTGGCTTCAAAATCGCAAGCAACAGGGGCTGCGGGTGGAAACCTTTGGTACGAGCCAATTACTGATCCTGAAGAAGCTGAACAATCAATCGGAGCATCCTAATGAGCAAAGCCAAGAAATCCCATGTGGTCAGAATCTACAATAACAGTAAGCAATTGATCCAATTGCAAGTACGACCACCGGGCGGTGATTTCTTCACGAATGAATCGCAGATACGAATTCCAGCGGGAGGAGACGTTCTTCTTCCTAAATCTCATTTACGGCAGGATCAAGTTGATAACCTTGTGAAAAAGGGCTTTATCAAAATCCTGCACGATAGCGAAGCAGTGGCGGATCGAGAGTCAACACTAGTAAGTCCTTAATACTACCGTCAAAAATAGATTTAGACAATTCTAACATTGATGGTGATGGAGTAATAGTACGATGGCAGTATACCTAAGTCCGGGCGTTTTCCCCCGTGAGATCGATCTTAGCGTTCTCCCAACCGCCATCGGTCCATTACGACCAGGGTTCATTGGGACGGCTAAAAAAGGTCCACTAAATGAGCCTACCCTCATTTCCAACTCGACTCAAGCAATTGAGTCTTTCGGGGACCCGTTCCCCGAAAGTTATTTGATGTACGCTGTGCTAGCCTATCTCGAAGAAGGCAATGCGGCTTACATCATGCGAATCGGTGTTGAATGTGAAGATGGTCAACCAGACGAATTGGCAGATATCTGCATTGATACCTCTGGTGGTCGTGGATCGGGTTGGGGTCGAATTCCGTTGTTTACCGGAATCGACTACGGTCGAATCAACCTTCGAGAAGTTGGCGACGGCGTCGGCGATAACGCTGAACCGCTTGTCTTCCATGCGGCATCAACCTCCGCCGTTGTGTACAATGATGTTGATCTCTCCACGACCGATGGAGCAACAACTGCGTCTGGTACTATTACTGGTACCTATACCGGCTACGTTGATGACTCGTGGGTCATGATTATCACGACACCGCCAGATATTTCGGATGCTGCACCGCTACAAGGCGCAGAATACCAAGTCGTTAGAAACAGCGACGGCACAATTGTTGCAGACGGTGTTCTTGCCGACAGCGATGGTAATGGTACTTCCGACACAATCGGCATCGGCGACGGATTATCGATCACACTTACCGTCACGAGCGGTAGTCTGGACGAAAACGACACGTTCACGTGGAGTGCGGCGCCCAGCAATCTGGACTTTATTGTCTCAGTTGATGGTAATGCTCTCCCGCTTCCGTACACAATGCCTGGAGCGACTTACACCACCGTTGCTGATTTCGTCGTGGCCGCCAATGCCCTTTTGGTCGCTGAAGATTTCCTCTTCATTGAATACACAATGGAAGATGGCGTTACCACGATTCCTCAAATTCGTAGCCTCACCGCTGGCGAACGCATTCAACTCACTGGTACCACCGGTGTGTCAGTTCAGGGCTTCGCTCTTGAATGTGGAACTGAAGAATACGCTTGGGATATCCCAAGATCCTTCCTGCTTGGTCTCGATTCTGGTCCTTATGACATCACGACGCAAAATAACCGCGTCAAGATGAATATGATTGGCGAAGATGCAACAACCGAAGTTGAGTTCAACATCCCAGTTGGCCTAGGCCAAACTACTGATTCGATTGCTGCCGTTATCGACGCAGCCGGTATTGTGGCTGGTGCGGTTCTTTGGAATTCTTTCGATTTGACAGTACCGGGTGGACAGACTCACGTTGTAATCGAGACAGCGGTTGATCGTCGACTGGATACTCTCCAGATGCTCGCCAGCTATTCGAATCTCCGCACGTTGCGATTTGCGGAAGAATTGAACATTCCGTACCCATACAAGCGGTCTTATCGTGGATTCAGCGACAACCGAGTGACTCTTCCGGATTCCGGCGAAACAACGGCTTCGGTGCCACTTTCTTGCGAAACCGATCCGCTCAGTTCCGATTGTGTGGCTGATACGGCCTATTTCGCCAGCGTTGTTGGTTGGCTTGTCGCTCCTTCGGCTGGAACGTGGCTTGATGATTATAGCGTTACGCTTGAAATATTCACAAGTGGCGTCGGTGATGCTGCTGGTCGTTATACCATGACGATTTTGGATAGTAATAATCAACCCGTTGACGCTATCGAAGATATTAGCTTCGACAAGCGAGAAGACCGCTACATTGCAAATTTACTCAATCCTGGTACCTCGTTGGGCGGAACCAATGGTAACGCCTGGGTGAACTGGGAAGATCGACCGTCGTTCCTTGAGAATAATATTAACGATTTGACCACTTTTGTGGTTCGGCAGCCTTCCACAGTTAGTACGAAAGAATTCACGGGAACGGCGAATGGTATTCCGACTGATCCGGCTTACTCCAGCGAACTGGATGCGGCAATCATCGGAAATCCGGCCACCGCGACTGGAATCTATGCTTTCCAAAATCCGGAATCGATCGACATCAATCTGTTGGCAACTCCGGGTTTCTCGACTGGTGCGGTTATTGGAACAGCCTTGCAAATGTGCGAGAGCCGTGGCGATGTCCTCTACATTGTAGATCCGCCGTTTGGACTTCGCCCGCAGCAAGTTGTTGATTGGCATAATGGAATGCTGCTTTCCGACCTTAAGGCAGCGGTCAATAGCAGCTATGGTGCTCTTTACTGGGGTTGGTTACGAATATTTGACCAATTTTCCGTTGATGAGATTTGGATCCCGCCGAGTGGTCATGTTGCGGCAGTCTTCAGTCGAACGGCACGCGAAGCTGAGCAGTGGTTCGCCCCTGCTGGTCTTCGTCGTGGTCGCCTGCTGACGGCACTTGATGTGGAATACTCGCCGAGCCAAGGTGAACGAGACTTGTTGTACGGTTCCGGCAACGCTGTGAACCCAATTGTGAAGTTCCCGCAAGACGGGATCACGGTTTGGGGTCAGCGAACCTTACAACGTTCAAATACTGCTTTGGATCGTGTAAGTGTTCGGATGTTGATGATCTTCATCAAGAAGAACTTAACTCAACTTCTGCGGAACTTCATCTTCGAGCCAAATGATCGAATCCTGTGGCGACAAGTTGCGGCAACGATTGAGCCGTTTTTGGCTGATATCCAAGCACGTCGTGGTTTGACTGCGTTTCGTGTAATCGTTGATGAAACAAACAACACGCCAGAAAGAATAGATCGCAACGAGTTATGGGTCTCGGTCTTTCTCAAGCCCACAAAGACTGTCGAATTCGTCGTGCTGAACTTGGTGGTCTTGCGTACTGGTGCTAGTTTCTCCGCTGAGGAGGTGCTTGCTGCTGGTGGTATTGTTTCGGCTGCGACATCAACATAGCTGACAAGATAATACAATGTATTAAAGAGGGGAAAGTGATCTGTTTTGCTTTCCCCTCTTTTTTGCTATATATGAAATGAATTATGTGCTTTGATAAAATAGGTAGAACATGCCCATTTCTTGGTTAAAAACATTTGAAGCTTTTGGAACAAATGAATCGAATACAACCACTAGGATGAAAGTGGTCATCGAGTGTGATGGATGTAGAAAAGAAGCTCAGCGTCTTTTGTGCAGTGTTAAACAAGGTATGAAACGAAATGGTGGTAAGTATTTATGCCATGATTGTGCGACTAAAACTAACAAATTCAAAGATGAGTGTTCAAAAAGAGCAAAAACAAAATGGGAAGATCCGGAATATCGTAAAAATAATCTTACTGTTGTTAGATCAGATGAGTATCGTGAGAAGAAACGTGATGAGTCTTTAAAACGTTGGGAAGATCCAGAGTTTAAAGCTTTTATGACTTCTCCTGAGATGAAGGCAATGCGAGCAAAAAATTCATCATTTGCTGCTAAAGAAAAATGGAAAGATCCAGTATATCGTAATAAATTGATATTAAGATTGCGTGAGAGGATGGTTAGGCAATGGCGTGATGATGATTATCGCACCCATATGATTAATAACATTTCTGAAAGATCAACACAAATGTGGTCAGATGGAGTGTTTGGTGGGGTATTTGACGATGAGTTTCGACAAAAAATGGCTGGTATTAATGCAGAAATATTAAGTCGCCCAGATGTTCTTCAAAAATTATCAGAGGCTAGTAAGAAGAATTGGGAGAATGAAGAATATAGAGATGCTGTAATAGTCGGAAACAAAGAAAAGTGGGAAGAGCCTGAGTATCGTGAGAAGATGGCTGTAATTCGTGCTAATCAACCTCGGATTAGTTCTTTGCAGCATATGTTATATAAGTATTTGGCGGATTTGGGGGTTATATTTTGTGAAGAAGGTGATGAAACTGCGGTTGGTTATTATGCATTTGATTGTTTAGTTCCTAAACAAAATGAGATGCATAAAGCGTTATTAATAGAGTGTCAGGGTGATTATTGGCATTCGTTGGCCAAAACACAAACCAGGGATAGGGCTAAGTTTACTTATGCCGATCGTTACTTCCCAGAATATGAAATAATGTATCTTTGGGAGCATGAATTTCACACTGATGGTCGAGTTTTGGATCGTTTAAAATTGAAACTTGGTCTTGATATCCAGACCGCCGATTTTTCTTTTGATGATGTGCGGATAATAGATGATCTTGAAGCTAAAGACGTTCGTGGTTTTTTGGATGCTTACCATTATATTGGACGCGGGCGTGGTGGTATTACGGTTGGGGCTAAACATGGTGATGAATTAGTCGCTGTTGTTGTGTTTAGTCCACCACTGCGACAAAATCAAGATTCGTATGGTGAATTTAGAGAATTGTCGCGTTTTTGCATCCATCCATCATATCATAAGAAAAATTTTGCTAGTTGGTTATTGGCTAGATTTTTGAAGTTTGTTAAGGATGTACCGACTATTATTGCTTATTCTGATGCTACTGTAGGACATCTTGGCACGATATATAAGGCATCTAATTTTACATTTCACCATGAGGTTCAACCTGATTATTGGTATGTTGACAATGATGGTTATGTTATGCACAAGCGTACTCTTTATGGGCGTGCTTCAAAAATGAAGATGAAGGAAGCAGAATTTGCTGAGAAATATGGCTATGTTAAGAAATTTGGTGGGCCGAAGAGATGTTTTGTGCTGCGTAAATAACTAGCAAAGTAAATAAGTTTAGTCGCGTTGTTAGCATAGTGGTAGTGCGTGTAGCCTCCGGCTATAAGGCGATGGTTCGATTCCATCACGACGCTTTAAAGAGGCTGCAGAAATGTGGCCTCTTTTTTTATATGTCGTCTAGCAAGTCCCATGCTTCATCTAATGCCGCATTGAGTTCTTTGCCTTCTTTAACATCAATTGGTTGGACCAAACCACAGCGAGGATCATTTGCATATGACTGATCGGCTCGATATGCGTCTGCTGCTTCGGAGAGTCGTTGAAGTGTTTTGATCAATTTGTCTTTGTTATTTCTCTTCATTGTAAAGACCTTTAGCTTTATTGCAATTTGAGCAAAGAAGTTGGATAGTATCAGGAAAATTGTTTTGAATAAGCCAAGAAACAAAGCTCCCTTTTAATTCTTTTCGGTGTTCACTTCCATCATTATCAATATGATCGAATTCTAAAAACGCCCAATTTTCCTCTCCGCAGGAAACACATTTTCCGCCATAGTGATCGATGCAGCGCTGGCGACGTTTTCTTTGGTTAATACCACCTCTTGTTTTTGGTAGTTGTGGTTCTTGCTTGTGTGGGCAAACGCCGAATTTTCCCTTGCCGCGATTGCAATTAGCACATAAAATCTGGAAATCTGAAGGAAAATTTTGCTTGATCACGTCTTCTATGATATGTCTGCCAACAAGATTTCGATGTTGCACACCATCATTATTTATATGATCTATTTCTAAAAACTCGTAGGCGGTTTCGCCGCAGCAAACACATCTGTTGCCATAGTGTTCTAAAACTAACAATCTTTGCTGATACCAACGAGCCCTACCACGTCGTAAATGGTCTTCATGACACGCCTCACAGCGAAATTTGTCGCCAAGTTCTCCACCACAAAATGGGCAAAGACCATTTTGCTTATTTAAACCATAACGACGTAAAGTAACATTTGTTGCTCTTTTAGCACATTCGGCACATGTGGCTAGCCCAGGAATTGGTGGTCTACCGCAAGTAATACAACTACCTTCGGCCTTATGCTTAGTTCGTTGATCGGCTTGAGCAAGGCGATATTTGACGGTGCAGGCTTGGCATCGTTTTTTATTTGGTGATGCGGGCTGACCACAATCACAAAGCCCAACAGAGGCCCGAAATGTTCGTCGTTCTCGGTCTTTTTGCCTATCAATTTCTAAACATTCATCACATTTCCATTTATTATTACCTTTAGGCTTGGAGCATTTGAAGCAAATATTAAATAGAAGGCATTTTTGCTTTCTTCGTTCATACTCTTCGGAACGGTTCCGTTTAGCGGTGGGCATAAAAATTTCCTCAAAACAAATGGCGTAAAACTGTTGCTATCAGTTAAAATACGTTAGATTTGATTGGAGATGAGGCAATTCCTGGATTTAATATCAATCCCTTTGGCGGAGGTTATTCCGCACAAGGTCCGGCGAACACTGTCGAGGTTCGACGTAAGCATCGCTGGGTCTTTGAGACGTTGGGTCGTGGTACGGGCGTTTTCTCGCAATCCGAGTTGCTCGTCCTTCAATCCGCATCCCGGCCTAGCTTCAAGTTTGAAGAGCCGGAAATGCATCACAATCAGGAAGTCGCCCGTTTTGCTGGCAAGCAGGACTGGGACCCAGTGACCCTGGTGTGGTATGATGTTGAGCAGGATCCCGACATTTCACGCGGCATCTATCATTGGATTGAGACCGTGGTGGACATGCATTCGATTAAGGTTGCTCATCCTCGGTTCTATAAGAAGACTGCTGCATTGGTGATGTTGGATGGTTCTGGCCAAACAACCGAACAGTGGTCGTTGATGGGAACGTGGCCAGCCGCCTCGAATTTCCAAGAGCTTGACTACACCTCGACTGATCTTATGACAGTTGAAGCGACAATGCGATATGATCGTGCTGTTCGTTCCAAGTCTGATGGTTCTTGCGTCCAGTCGCCGTCTCCGGTACCGATTCAGCCGAATTGCCCGCAGAATGCGTAAGAGTGGGCGTTTTCTATAAAAGCAATAAGGCCCAGCTTTTGCTGGGCCTTTGCTGTAGGTATCTCTAACAAATATACCTTGTTAGTTTACTCAAAACAAATGGCGTAATATTGCGTTAGATTTGATTGGAAGGTGCTGGTGCCTGGTTTCAATATTCCAATTACTAATCGTTGCAATGAAGCTGTTGGGGCTCGTTATGACGAGGCAACTGAAAAGTATTATAAAGCTAATAATCGCTTCCGAGGTGGAGGCCCGATCCCTGGCCCCGCCTATACAGTTGAAACAGCTCGCAAATATCGGTATCGTTTAGAGGTTCTTGAGCCTTTCGGTGCGTACTCTGGTAGTGGTAATGGGATTTTACTATTTCTTGAGAAATGTACTCGCCCGACGCCTGAAATTGATGAAATAACAATTCACAATGGGCAGGATGAGATTTATCGTCCAGGTAAGCAACGCTGGGCACCTGTTGAATTCACTTTCTATGAAGTGCTCCGTGGCGGCGATTCACTTGGCATAGGCGAACAAGTAAGTGAAGCCTCAGAACGAATGTATGCTTGGTGGGGGCAGGTGATGATTGCTCTTACTGATTCTAGGCATGGTTCACCAATTGATTATTATAAACGCGCTCAGTTGCAAAT